ATCCACCTCCAAGTATAGCATCAAGCTTTTCCAATCCTGTTGGTATTGCTTGTGTGCCACCTGCATCAACTTCGAGAAACTCGGCAAATGCTTCTTTGCTTGCTGCACCACATGCAACCACACCCTTTCTTTGAGAAAGTGACTTTGCAATGGTGTTCACGAAGGTTTGAGAAATCTCTTCTGCTGGCTTGCTTGCTTTTAAATCATCAGTGGCTTGCCATAATGCACGCTCCACTGATCTCGTGTTGCGATGATCAATTAAATATTCAATGTATCTTTCTATGCCACCACCACCAAACTTCTCGCTCAAAAAGATTACTTCTTGCTTTAGCTCTGGATGTTCTATGATTACATCAATTTCATTGGCAGGTGATAAGCGTAAACACGTTTCAAAGATCGTGGAACGATCCATGCTAGAGAAATCATCCTTGGTTAATGCTTCACCTGCTTGTGCGGTGGCCACTCCACTTTCATCATGCAGCATGCTTGAGAGAACGGCCTGTTCTGCTAGTTCAACATCAATCATCCGGGTGCTTGGTAGTTACATCAAAATTTAAGCCATGAGTAGAAACGCTTGTGCTTGCTCTGCGAAGATGTGGATATCGTTCCTTAATCCATGTCTTGCACGCAGTCCTAAAACACGCATCCCAGTCCAAGTATCTTTTTCCTCCTGCTTTTGCCCAATCCGTAAATGCTTCAAGCGCACCATCGAAATCGATGCCTGCATCTTCTGCTATGGATTTGTCAGGTGAGAAATCAGATGGTAATAATCGCTTTCCACGGGTCTTGCTTTTGACCTGAGAAATGTCAGGGGTACTATATATATTATTACTAAGGTATTTCGTAAGAAATACCCGCGTGTGCGCGAGGCGTTCGGGAATACTGCCCCAAATCAGGTCAGTAATAACCTGTCCTTTAGTTGTACCTGACTGCTCGCAATAGGCATCTAACAGTATATGTGTTTCGTTGTTTATTTTGACTCGTAAATCTTGCTTTTCTGCTGTCATTTTTATGCTCCTATTAATGCTATAATCCATGCGAAAATCATCCACAACCACGTGATAACTGCTGCTGTAAATATTGATGTAATTATTATTTTATTCATGATTTTATTAAGTGTATTCATTGTAACTTATTGTAGTCTGCTTAGCGTTTGATGATGCTACTAGCATAGTTTTTTATGCGACGCACGGATATCAAGTAAGCTTTCTTTGGTTGGGTGTCTCCTTTACCTGTGAACTGACGCAGGGGTGGGTTTAACTCCACGATGAGATCCTTTAGTTGTTTCGGGGTGATGAATATAAACTCATCCTTCGTGTCGAAGATCCACCAATCTGCGGTGGTTGCCATTAGTCCGGAACGCTTGCCATACATCTCAACCTCCACCACGAGATTGCCGGAATAATGAGCCTTCCAATCTTGCTTTACCTCATATGCCTGCTTGGTGTTGGCCAAGAAGAAATCAAAGCCTGAGAACTTGCCCGGTATGGGTATAGGCTTATGCCCTTTAGCTTTTAAGAACTCAATTATTTCGGCCTCTCGTAGCTTGCCCACAGATAGGCTGGTGTCGAACTCAGTCATTGACACTCCTCTTCCGGGACTCCATCTCGATGTTCAATGTCCCCGGTTAACCACTCTTGCATACCGCAAAGGTAAAACCACAAGTCCATGACCTCATCTTTTGCACAGTCAATGTGTTGTCTTAGGTGCATCTTCATCATTCCTTTGTCCCCACTTGCATTATGTTCTTCGATTCCAGCTAAAAACTTATTACGAGCTTTTACCCTAAATTCATTTAATGCATGTTCCATTAACTTCTTATCTTTTAGTTGCGAACTATTCATATTACTTTGTTACTTCGACCCACGTTTCTTCTTCCTTGTAGGTTTTGACTTTTTCTTGACTGACTTCGAGGGTGATCGCTTGAGGGTCATCTTCTGGAATAATGTCCGCAGCCCTGAGCGAATCGACAAGGTACTTGACTCCCCCAACAAGGTTGTCCGGGTCGCAGATTCTGACTCGCTTGGAGATAATGCGGACTCGATGGCGATCATCGCCTCCTTCTGCATTTCTCTCTTCTCTTTGACTCGCGCCCACCGATTCATACCCAGAAGTGTGTTCAATGAAGGGGTTCGTTTCTTCACACACAGCGTTATTTTTTCTCCCTTTTCCATCACTAGTTGGCATTTATGTTTCTTCCCACCAGGTTAATCTTGGCTGCCATCTCTCGATCACATTCAAGTAAGTCTTCAACTTTATTGCAGGTATGGGATATATTGCTATGATTACGATCAAAGACCTTGCCCAGCTCTTCCACCTTATATCCTTGTTTACGTGCAAAGTAGACTGCACATTGGCGTGCCAATGACACATCTTGTGTGCGTTTCCTACTTTCTATCTCCGCAACACTTACACCAAGAGTCTTGGCACATATCTCTTTGATATCATCAATGGAGACCATGCATTCTCTCTGTGTATATATAGTGATGTCAGGGTCACTCTGATTATTCATATCCTCACCTGCCAATGTAGCCACCAACTGCTTCATTGCTGCATGTAATACCACAACCGCGCCTTCAAAGTTCTGATCACTGATATGATCTTCAGCATATCCCAGCACTTTATCCATCTCGTTTATTTTCAATCTATTAGCCATTCTTCATTACTCCTTCCCTCGGTTCTTAACCATTTATTTATTTCCCGTTTGTCCCACGCAAATCCACGTCCACCTTGGCCTGCAATACCATCGACAATGTAGCAGGTTAAACCTTCGTCCTCATGGAATTGATCCAGCGAGGTCTGTGATTTAAAGCCAAGTAGCTTTAGTGCTTTCTTACTCGAAACAAGATACTTCTTTTCTCCTTGATTCCTACCCATTATGCTGCCTTTTGGTTTGCCCAACGCAAGGCATTGGAAAATTCATACATCGATATGGTCTGCCTATTACGAATCTTCCTAGTCTCAATGTTATGTTCCTTAATTATCTTGTAGACATAACTGCGACTGACACCAAACTTCTCGCTGGTCTTACTTATAGACAAACGATTCTCTGTAAATGGCGTGCCAAGATTTAATGTTTTAATATCATCCGAATAACCAGGCCATACATCTGTACGTAAACATTCACCATAGATTTTAATCGCTTCAAGCACACGGGGTACTTCACGCTCAATATCATTGTTATCAATATGGTAACATGCAGTTGCATATGGTTCACTCTTCTCGACAACCAAGAACACAAACTGCTTGGGTCGCTCACCCATCTGCCTTAATGCAGTCATGTAGAATGCAGCCTGGAATGCATAGCCAAATTGACGAACGCTCTTGGCAAAGCCTTTCTCACTTGCATCCATTGTAGTTTTTAAATCTATGACCATTCCATTCTCGCTATTATATAAGTCTGGACGAACCTTGCATGGCGTGCCTTCGATCTCGAAGTATCCTGTGTGTTCAGTCTTACTTGCCGGATGATATAACATCTCAAGCAACAATGGATGTTGGCGTGCAGATGCAGCCGCTTCCATGCACATATTATAATCAGACCTTGGTAGCCAACGCTTGTTTGGTTCTGCTGCTTCCATCTCTGCAAATGCATCCTTGTACGCTTTGGTTCTGCTAGAATTACCATCAATCTCTGTTGGCTTGCATCCAAATTCAATATCAACTAATGCAGGTTCAAGTGTAGCTGTATGCACCAGACTGCCATTTAGAAGGGCAGGGGTGCTTGGCGTGGGGAACTTCATCGAATGCTTCACCTTGAGTGGGCAAGAGCCGAGCAATTGTCTTGCTCGACTCGAACCCAACGCAGTGTCCGCATGATAGTCTTCGTTACTAATGTTGGGACGTAACATATCAATAAGGGACTTCGTCCTCGTCCTCCTCAACAGGTGGTTCAAATGCTGCAAATGGATCTTCACCATCAAATAATGCCGGAAGATTGATTGCCTTTAACTCTGCTTTAGCAATAGCTCGCAGATCATCATCCAACTTTTTGATTGGCTTCGGATTCATCGCATAAGTTGTCTCCAATCCTTCACCATTTCGTACCACGCTAATGTCGTACTTACGGCAGTCACCCCAATCCTCATCGTTAGCAAGCTGCAATAACTCTGATTGTAGTTTTGTCTGCGTCATCTCCAATATCTGCACTTTACTCTCTGCATAATTGTAAACCACAAAAGCATAAAAACTGCGTGGCTTGTCCTCAAATGCCTGTGGTGCTTCTGCACCTTCTGCCCAACGGATCGGACGCTTCTTGCCATCCACAACTGCCCAGCCTAACGTTCCACATATAAAGCCAGGAGTAGGCTTATCGTCACTACTTCCGATTATTCGGAACTTATTATCCCCTTGCTGAAACCTCATATAGTTTCCAGCGCCACCACCACCTTCTGAAGGTGCTTTTATATTACTAGGTAAGAATGCCATAATATTATATATTTTATTGTTTTTGTATTTTGTTGTTGCTTATTGTATTTTGTCATGCTTTTAGAAGTGCATGAGCAAAACACGTGAAAATCTAACCAAACCCTTATCCCTACGCTTACACTCAGATGTACGTAAAACGATTAAAACAGTTAGTGAGGATACAGGTCTCCTCCAAGCCCAGCTTTACGATATGGTTCTTCGTGCAGCTTGTAAGACGATTCGAGATAATGATTATTGTTTTGAACTTCCGTTGAAGTTTGAGTTTTCAAAAAAGAAGTAAGTACTTCTTCCAAGTCTTCAATCTTTACAACACATGGGCGGTCAGCAAATATTTCGACTGCCCCGTTTTCCATAGCTCTTATTTCTATGCCATTGAAAAATATAGTAGAATGTAACGGATTGTAGTTTGCCTTGTTGTTTTTTTGCATTGTTTAAATTTTGTAGTTTTTTACTTATGCAATTTTACTCGCAGACAATGTAGGTAACCCACTATAAATCTGGTCTGTAATTTTAGTATCGCTGTGTCCAAGCGCTTTGCTTGCCGGATAAATACCGTTGCTTCGCATCAGTCTGTGTCCGCAATACTTTCTGAGTAGGTGTACAGCACGCTTTTCCTTAATGCCACACTCCTCCTTCAAGAATTGTGCAAAGCGTTCACGAATGTGAACCTCACTGCACTCCAATATCTTGTCATTAAAATCACGCATCTCCATGACCTTGTCCCAAAAGGTAGGATCGCAGGGCCTGTCTTGAAAATCAGTATCCTTTGCTCCAGCAATACTTTTAGGTCTCCAAATGCGTATGCACTTGTTCCCCTCTAGGTCTTCATATAGGTCACTCCACTTCGCTCGCCTCATCTCAGAGTTTCGCAACCCCAAGCCATAAGCAAGTAAGTACGCTTTGTAGTAAATTGGATTTTTTGCTTTCTGCGCTTCGCAGACTTTTATCATGGTGCTGATTTCATTGCTTGGGATAAAAGCCTGCACAGGTTTCTGCTTAACCACTAAGCTACTCCAATTAATAAAGTAACTAGTTTCAATGCCTTCTTCCTCGTACCATTCTATCATGCCCCTTGAAAATAAACTTTTGGCAAGTTTCATTCTGTCTGCTCCTTTTTCCACGAACCTCATAAAATGCTTCGGTAAAGTAAGTCCACTCTTGGGATGCCTGCCTCCAAGGTATCTCGTGTCCATTGAGATATTCATGTCTAAGTGACCAAGCACCCACTTAAACGCATTTACGCGCTGTTGCATGGTCTTGTAATTAGGAACTTGAAATGTATCAGACCTACAGTCCTTGTATGCGTAAATAAGTTCGCTTATTAAAACTGTCCTCATGGGGGGACGCTCATAATTCAAAAGAATATCACTCATATTTGTTGGGGGTGTTAAATTGTCTATATCTACTGAACTATGTTGTAAAGCATTTGCGTTATTATTTGTTATGATCATCTTTTTGGTAGTCGCTAGTGGTTATGTTTTGCGACCCTTGCATTTCCGTTTTGGAAATACATGCGATTTCTTCCAAGAAATGCAAAGGTCGCGGTAATGTTAGTTCTATAAAATTCCTACTGAGCAATCACCAAAATCAAATAATGTTTTTATGTCAAACACATTGTGTATTTTTTTTAAATATATTAGGCAACGCTAGGATTACAGGCCAAAAAAAAGTCACCCTTTCGAGTGACTTTAGCTGATGTCCCCACCAGCATAACAACATCCATGATATGAATGTTCCAAAATTTCTATTGCATATTTTTTACTTTGTCAACTCCTCCAAGGTAGCGCCAATAAATAATGTCTAATGGTGTACCTTGGAATAAATTACCCTTGTATTCTTTTCCGCTTACAAAGTCATCTAGGTCTTTTCCTCCCCGATCAAATATAGTCATAGGTGGAAGCATGGTTTCTAGTATTGCTTTACCAATACCCTCTCGTTTTGCTTTGAAGGAAAGGTATCTGTTTATGCCAGCAAGTTTTAATATATTGTCAGCAAGCAATTCATCTTTCTTTATTGGTCGGCCATACATTAAATCTTTGATGACATCCGTGGATGCATTAGCTGCTGCAAAAACAACTGCAAGACCAAGAACTTTATTCATTCCTTTTGTTGCAGATTTTACTGCCTCTCTTGTCTTGCCTTCTTTGTACAATAACTTTGCTTTTTCTATATCTCGACTACCTGCTTCACGAAACACATCAAATTGTTTTAGCGTAAAAGATTTAAGCATGTAAGCGATACGCATGTTACCACTCGTATTGTAATACAATGGCATCTCTCCAAGAGTTGCCGGGCTAAGATCAAGGAACTTATACCATATTAATTCCTCAACTGCTTTAGGTAAGTTCTTACTGGCTGGATTACTTTGTTGTAATTGTTTAACCATATCTCCGGCACGCTCTCTTCCAAAGACAGGTGCAAGTTCGTCACGCAATCCAGGGGCATCTTTTTGTGCCTGTGCCTTAAACTTTTTCCATGATGCATTCATGGTGGTATTCTTACCAAGTTGGTCTAACCTTTTAAGTTGCGTGAAAGTGAATACGTTATCAAGTACTTTACTTAGCCCTTGGGTACTCGTTGCAGCATCAATTGAACTATCACTTAGCCCAAAGTGTTTCACAAAATCGAAGTTATCTTTGCGGTTAAACAAAGTCTTAAAGGTATTATCAAAGCCATTAAAATGCATTGAGTAAGCAAGGTCACCAAGCTGGGTTATTGCAGATCCAAAGTTACCCATGACTGCAATGTAATTTGCATTCTTCACACCTTGGAAAAATGGACTGACAGTCTTACTATTAAATCTTGCCCGGATAACTTCTTTAAGTTTGTCCACATCTTCTTGTGATAACTTATTTTCTCTGCGCAACCTGTCAGCTAATGCACCTACCATATCTTCAGATACTTCCATACGCATACCAAGGTCTGCATTGATCGTATCTTGACTGCCTTGAAATCCAACTTTTGATCCGCTTGCATCTGGCTTGCGCAGTAAAAAGTTTCTACGCTCTGTGGCTTGCACCATGCGTTGAACATAGTCACCTAGTGCTTCTGCTGGATCTGCATAGGCATCTAGTATTTTTGGTGATACACTTTCAATACTACGCATTTTTACATTACCGGGAGTCATGCCACCAGATGGAGGTGTACGTAGTGTTCTGCTTACTACCTCCGCAGCTTCATCGGTTGATATTGCATCTTTGCTACCAAAGTTATTCTTAGCTGCGTAATCATCAAGCGCTTTATCTAACTCTGTCCGTATTCCACTTAGTCCCTCTTCCTCATCTAGTGCCTTGCGGAAGTGGCTGTAGTTTTTAATTTTGCGTGGAAAATATGCTTCAATGTATCCCACATCAATACCTCCTCGTTGACGTGCATAGCTCCGCAAATCATCTAATGACTTGCGCATTTCGGCCATCTGATCAAAAAGAACTTGTGGTGCATTAGGAGTTAAAATTTCATCAGAGATTTTTGTGTACTCTCCATTAAGTAAATACTGTTTAAATAATCTTTGTTTATTCGGATTATCTTTTAAACGCTTAGTCATGGATACAATGAAAGGTGAAACCTTGTCCATGTATTCACGTGTCTTGGTTGCTATCTCTCCCTCGTGTCTACGAAATACAGCAGGTAGTGCTTTGTTAATATTTTTTAGAGTACGACTCATTGGTACGAGCGCGTTACGCACAAAGTCCTGTGCAGACTTCATTGCCTCCTTTATTTCACCTGGGGGTGCAAAAGCGTTTCTTTCTAAAGTTTGATCTATGCGAGCTTGCTTAATAATATCTGGTTCAGCAGCAGATGGATTAGCTTTTATTTGTGCCTTCGCTTTCTTAAACTCTGCACTCTTGATAAATTTCTTTGCTCCTCTGTATCCTAGCGTGCCTAGTGCCAAAGCAATAAGCAACTCGCCACCACCCAAGGACGCACGAGATACACTATCATCATCATCCTCCATCATTTCAAGAAGTGCAATTGCACCTGTTCCTGTGGTGAGCAAGCCTGTGATTAAACCTTCCCTCTCGAAAAACGTTTTAGTTCTTGGATTCTTTGCAGCACGTTTACGAATTTCTTGAATTGCTTTATCGTCACCATTTCGTGCTAACTCTGCCAATTGAAATTTATTGGCTTGATTTAATCCTTGTACATCTGGATTTGTTTTTGGTTGGTTTAATCCTACGCTGACTTGGCCACCTGCCGTGCTATCGAATTCACCAGTGTTTGATAATTCTGTAAGTTTTTTCAGTAACCTTCTACCTCTTGGTGTATCCCTGCTTGCACGCTCAAGAAGTTCTTCTAAAAAAATAGTTTGTATATTGGGGTTTGTTTCCTTCTTCAAGAAATCCAACAACTCATCAGAGTAAAACCTTTTTATATCGTCCGCAGAATTCAACCTTCTTGCTGGTGTTTTATTACTCGACACTTGTATTATTTCTGCTTCTACTGCTGCTCTTCCAATTGGAGCAGGGTCAGGTGAAGGTATGCCACCCTTCGCACGAATTGCTTCATCGCTTGCGTTTTTAGCTTGGCCCTTCCTAGCGCCTTTTGCTGCATCCACAAGATTTTTACTTTTTAATTTACCCTTGAGTCCAGCAGCAGCTAAACCCACTGCAATAAGTTTTGTAACATCTCCACCAAAACCTGCACGACTTAACTCGTTCTCTTCCTCCTCTGTAAACATGGAAGCAGCAGCGGAAACCCCTGCGCCACCAAGCAATACATTTTGTACAATATTATGCTTCCGTTCTAGGGCGCGCTTTTCTTTCTCTAGTTGCTTGCGTTGTTTGGATAATGGTACTTTTTGTGTTAGATTCTTTTTCTTAAATCTTTCTGTAGCAAGTTTTGCTTTGTTTATTTGGTCAGCAAATACCTCTTGTGCGTTAATATCTTTACCCACATTGGCATTTAATTCATCAAATAATTCTTGTTGGATACCCCTTTTCTTAACTGTCTCTCCAAGTAATGCTAATTTAAAAACAGTCTCAGCGTTTTGTGTGCCTCCTGCTAATGTCCTAAACTCAGTAGCAATAAACCAAGGTTCTTCTCCGGCTATTTGCCTTCTAAATTTTTCTAACTCAACAGCAGAATAAGCATCTTGTGCAGCAGCTAGTTTTCTTTTTAATCCTAAATTGTTCTGCTCCATTCCTCCTTGATTGAAGTAATTATCTTCGAGCTTATCTAGTTCTTTTCTAGCTTTTATTTCAACAGCATCGAAAGCATCGTCATTCAACTTTGTTAAATTAGGATTAACAGTAGGAGGTCTTCTCAGACCTAATGCAATATCACCTTGTTCACCTGCACTGCCTAAGTGATCTAGTTTTGCAATCTCCGTATCAATCTCCCTTAACCTACGTGTGTCACCAATATTACCTTTTGCAACAATAGGATTTGTAAAGATTTCATTGTCGGATGCTAGTTTAGCTTCAAAAGCTTTTCGCAAATCTTGCATCTCTGGAGTTAACTCTTGCCCGGAGGATATTCCCTTAATCATGTCCTCTGATTCAAGTAATAGCTTATTCTCTATACCACTAAGTAAACCTTCTGCATAGTCTTCTACAGGTATTGCATCTACCTCAATGAT